CTGCCGCTTTTGTCATGCCGTACCTCCCGCGAGTTCCCACTCCTCCGCTGTCACCTGAAGGAAGGAGAACGTCGCCTGATTCGGCGTCACAACGTCGTCGCCGTCGGACGTGATGCGGAAGATTTTGCCGTCCCGCGCCCGCTTGATGACGTCGTGATATTCCAAATGGGTGGAGACGGGCGCGGTGACCGTGTAAAGGGACGAAACCCCCGCCGCCGCGCCTGTCCTCGCTTCAATGGAGGAATCGAATGCCGCGTGCGCCTGAAACTCCGCGCCGTCCCGCCATGCGACGGTATGTCCGCCCTCGCCGTCCGGGACGCGCGTTTTCTCGATGAAGCAGAACGGCTCCATCATATCCGCGTAGAGCATCAGATTTTCCTCCATTCGTTGAGCCGGGCGGAGAAGCCGAGACGCGGGTCTTTCCACGTCGTCGGGACATCTCCGAGGCTGGTTTTCTTGGTATAGGTGTACCCCGCGAAGCTCTCAGAGGTATAGGGGCCAGCGATAATCTCCGCCGCCGCGCTTGCGATGGCGTCCCTGTTCGCCGCTTCCCATGCGTTGATGTCATCCAGCAGGGCGACGAAATCCGGGGGAATGGCAAGGAGCCACACGGCCCCGGAGAATTCCTCGTCCGTCATGCCGGATGCGGGGTACTGCCAAATGCCGTCATTGAAGACTGAACCGACAACGCGAAAATACTGGCCCGTCTGAATGCCGGAGGGCGGCTCAATCGCGCCGTCCGAAATCCGGAAGGTTCCCCGGATAACCCCGCGCGTGAACCAGTTCCGGCACTCCGCGCAAAGCTCGTACATCGTCATCTAAGCCGCCCCCCTTTCGTCAGGTTTACGCCACGTAGGTGTATTTGATCGTCACGGTTCCGGAAGGTGCGGAAGCCAGCCGGACGCCGTTGCGCTCGATGGTGTAGTTCGTGATCGCGTTGTTACCGTCCTTCAGCTCCTGAACGGAGACGACATTCGCGTGGGCCGTCTTGAAGAGCTTCGTGTCAGTCGCGTCCGCGGTGATCGTCTCGGCGGTCGTTACCTTGGTATCGGTGCCGATGTAGCCCACCACGACGCCCTCCGCGTACTCCACGAAGAACTGGATGCCGGAAGCCACGAGGGTTTCGACCTGCATTCTCTCATGCGTCGGAATGTCGGTGGCGATGCCAATGTAGCCGAGGTCGTCAACGGTCAGATTGAACGCGCCGCCCATGTCGCCGGTCATGACGATGTAGTAGAGAATCAGATTCTGCTTCGCCGTGGCGATGAACGAACCGGCGGTAACGCGGGAGGTCAGGATCACGGTGCCGAGGCCGAGGAAGTTTTCGATGTAGTTGAACCCGAAAGCCGTCTGCAAGGAGACCTGCGCGGTCTTCAGATAGTCCGCCACATCCAGCGGATTGAGGAAGTAGACCGCCTCGGCGGTGTCATCCTCGAATTTGACCTGAAGCTGACCCCACGCCGCCGCAAGAGCCGCCTGAAGACCGGTCCCGGAAATAGGCGTCTCGCCGGAGATGGTGTTGTTCAGCAGGGAGAAGAAGTCGGAGCGGACGGTTTTCTGCACGTCGCCGAGCAGAGCCGCGTCGGTCTCGCGGACAGCTTCATCATAGCCGGATTTCAGGATCGCTTCGGCGGAGGTAGCCTTGCGCCATTTGTGCAGTGTGACTTCGCCGACGGGAACCTTGGTCCGCGCGTACTGAGACAGCGGAATGATCTCGCCTTCGGGAACCGCGCCGGACTGAAGCGTGCCGGTGGTTTTGTAGGCGTACATCGTGGTCCCTTCCTGCATCGGGATCTTCCGGGTCACGCCCAGAACCTCGATCAGCTTTGCGAGGGAACCGTGAGTGAAATTATAGGTGAAGTCGACTTCGCGCGCCTTCGCCATCTGAGCCTTTTTGATCAGATTGGTTTCGGCAGTGGTGTAAACTTCGTTTGCCATAAGATTATCCTTTCTCGGGTATCAGAACCCGAATAACGTGTGATTATCAGAAATCGCTTTCTGCCGCGTCGCGGTGTCCTTGATCGCCATGATCTGTTCCTTCGTCATGGTCGTCCCGCCGCTGTTTGCTGGCGGGTTCGGCGTATTCACGCCCACGGTGGAGGACTTCACGACAAGCCCTTTGAAGGTGCCGCCGATAAGATCGTCAAAGGCTTTCGTGTCTTTGATCTTCTCGCCGTCCAGTTCCGCCGCGTCGATTTCCGCGCCGCATCCGCGCATCGCGATTTCGAGATTAGTTCCTGTGATGGATTTGCTTTCGAGGTACGCCCGGACAGCCTTTTCTTTTGCCGCCCGCGTTTCCTTCGCGGTGATCCCGGCCTTGTAGTCCTCGAACGCCTTATGTTCGTCCTCGAACTTCTGCTTGTAGTCACCGCCCGCTTTCAGCGCGTCACGTTCCTTTGTGACGGCTTCCAGCGTATCGGCTTTCGCCCTCAGGTCTGCGATGTCGTCCTTCATGGGATCGACAACGCCGAGATGCAGAGCCATGATTTTGTTCTCCATCTCGTCCGTGCAGGCTTCGCCGATAATTTCGCGAATTTCCTTCCGCGTGAACTTTGCCATTTCTTGATCTCCTTTTCCTCGGGCGGGATTTCTTCCCCGCTTCGATCTGAAATATAAAAAGCCGACAGCGTGATCGCTCACGTTATCGGCTCATAGGCTCTGGATATTGTGATTTCTGCG